GTACCCATTACTGCTTTCCTCAGGGGAGGTGGTACGGGCATGCGAACCATCGAGTTCTAAAGCAAGATGGTTAACCAGACCGGATAACCCGGTATATAAATAAGATGCACAGCCGGATCACCCGGGATAAAAATAAGAAGCTTATTGCCGGATAACCCGGGATAAAAATCAAAATGTGGCGAAGTTTTAGCTGTTCACTTATAAACAGCATGATGCCCGCAGGGGCCCCGATTTCATATCGGGCAATTTCATTACTATGGGCGGTTCTACTAGACAACGTAATGCTGATGCAAAGGCCAATAGGCTCGAAGGCACCAATATTGATGTCAGAGGACGTGATGGTAAAGCTTTGAGTAATCTGGGACCAATGGGATGGGTACCCAAAGTTCGCGTCAAAGATGCTGTAGCAAGCTATCACAGACGTAAGAATAAGGCATCGAAGCCTTTCGAAGGTACTAGGTCAACCAATGCCTCATTAGCGATTCACCGCGCTTCCACTGGATATCGATCTGAACAGAAGTTCAATGAAACAGTGGGGAAAAAGACACCCAATTTCAAGTCTTTCCAAAAGAGAGACGAGGTTGGACGCATAATTGCCTCAGCATGTGGCAACTATGGTGGTCTTGGCGGTGATATAAAGATGAAGCAGTTAATCTCTTTTGCTACAACCTTTCTGCATGAAGGGCTGGAATATCTGGACCCAACGTCCGGGCAAGATGTTGATATCCTCTTGGAATTTATCGCATCTAAGTTCGTAGACGAGCAGGGATGGAGATGCATGGAGAGACTAGTACTGGTCAGGGATGTAGCATACTGGAAAAGCATCTGTAAGAGATATGGAGCTTTCCTATGCCCTAGACACGTCAGGATAGTTGACGGCGTATCCAGGGTGGTGCATAAGATCCCATCAGACCAATTGCGCGTGGCAAGTTGGAGACGCATTGAAGCACTCCGAAGAAAGCACGCGGATGAAATCCCGGTGGTACAAGCTACACCAGGTCCACAGCCACTTCAAGGTGGAGGTGGAATGAGCAATAATCCTTTTGGGCCCCTAGCTGGGGGCGGAACGGGCGGAAGAGACGGTAACAGGATGGTAAGTAAGAAAATCATCAATAAGGGAACTGGAGGTAACAGTAAGGTGAGACGTAATTTAGGCTCACCAAACGCTGTAGACCCGGATCCTAATGGTACCGGCACCCGTAAGGAACAAGCTCAACCTAAAGGGCAAAATAAAGCCCAAGCTAAACCAGCTGTCGCAGCCAAGAAGGCAGCTGGTCCCACTGTGGGGGTGGCGCATGCGCCAGTTGCTAAAAAGCAACCGAAGCAAGTCGCTCCTGCCAACCCTGCCGTAGCGGCGGCAGGTCCCCCAGCCAATGCAGCGCCAGTGCATGCACCCCAAAACCAACCTAAAGTGGTTGGCAAAGGTGCAGCGGCTGTACCACCACCCAAGCCGCCAAAGCCGGCAGTGGTGGCACCAGCTCAGCCGCAGGTAGCGCCAGGAGCATTGGCAGATGGCGGAGTGGGGCCCGACGAGGGCGGTGATAACCAGGAGCCAAATCACCCAATCTACGGATTGGTAGACGAGACTGAGGCCAATTTCATTGGCGGAGGAACAAATGGATTAGGTGAAACCGATGCCATTTTCTCCACTCAGGAAGCGCTGGCTATCACAAATGAGCTGGAGTTACTGACCAACATGACAGGATTTAAAGTGCGTACCTCAATAGGTGAGGTTGCAGACATCGACCAGCATGGAGCGCCGTTTTGCGGTATGACATGCGTAGATATTGCAGCACGACAGCCTGTTAATGTTAAGAAGTATATCAGCAGGGTCGGAACGAACGTCATAAAACGCGATGGGGAACCGGCAGTCAAGATATTCACACAGGACGTCATAGGTACTGTAGGCACTGACTCATATGTCAAGGCTTACGCTCAACAGTACGGTCTAGGTGTTATTTTGTTGCACAGAATTTTGGATGCGCAAACTGGTGATTATCAGTACTTCCAACATTCCCAGGTGAATAACCTTAGCGGCAAGTATGTGATATTAGTGTTTTCAACAGCATTATATGACACAGGTCATTATACGCTGTTGATGAAAACACACTCAGACGTCAACCACATGGCTATGGAAGGAAAGTATTCCACGCCTGACTGGGGTTGTAAGATTCTAGGGACATCACTAACTTTAAAGTTCGGGCAACTTGTACCACGTCGGACAAATGCAGACGTGCGAAGCTACACAAACGCGCGTGAAGCCATCAAGTTGCAAGGCCAGAACCAGATTGTGACTACTAGACGCCACTTATGGTTATGCGGATATAAGATCCGTGTACCATTCACAAAGAAGACATGTGTGATCGACGCCACGAGAGCACATGCCATGTCACGTGAAATAGCGACATCCATGTCAAGCGATGTCGGTGATATAGTGCAAGTCAATTTAAATCTGGGCCGAGAGATCAACTCGGCGCCCGACCCAGTTGTCGCAGTGCACACTACGCAGGTAATGAAACACTTTGCGAAGAAAGTGCGCCAAGCACCCAGGAGAATATGCACGGAAGGAATGGTGACAGTCAACGCACCAAACTCAACCGCAATCATACCAGACCTGGACGTCATTCAAGCCAACCAAAGGATGGCTGTACAGGGAGGTGGACGCTACAAAGCTAACCATTTTGAGATCCCTGAATGGCGTGATGTTGAGGGTGAGATCAAATGGAGAGATGTGGACAAGACCAAGCTAAATCAGGTCGTGGCCACTGCTCCGATCGGCTGCCCAGTAGATGGCGGCATACCCGTAGGTGTAGGCCTCATCAGTTTGACTGATGAGAAGGGAATCGTCGCAAGTGGCGGTGGCAGAGGGTGCAGCAAAGCAACCCTGCCCAATGCTGATGTGGACGATAACAGAGCGGAATTTCTTAAGGAATCGTTGGAATTCGTCGATGACATGCTCTCACGCACAAGCGTGGAGAACATTATCCCGGAAGACTCCACCCTATTAGGGTTAGTCAACCAATTCGTACGGACAAACGAAGGTAAGAAATCAAGACGGTGGATTGATAACTGCATTAGGGACTATATCAAGTACAAGTGCGGTCAGATGACTATCAAGCAGGAGAAGAAATATTGTAGACACTCGGCATTTGTGAAACTCGAGTCGAATATCAAAAGACGGGACGGAAAGGTGTTTGTCAGGCCCCGAATGATAATGACTATGAGCAAACGAATGCAATTCGAACTGTGTTATTTAGCCAATATCTCCGACTCATGGTATGCTGGACCAATTGCTGACTACCAAGTCAAGCATATGAATCCGCAGGACATGATAGAGAAGATTAGGCAGGCACAGGATAAACCGCATTGTGTCACCGATTACTCTGCTTTTGAATCATCTATAACAGCCGATGTGCGTCGAATAGAGATGCACTTATTGCACACAATGTGTGAAAAGGCTGGATATTTCTTCACGTCGAGGACTCTGTCAGAGCTGCACCTAGATTTAGGTAGAACAATACATCAAGCAGGTGTACGGTTACTACTCAACACAAGGTGCTCGGGAGACTATTGGACATCACTTGGCAATGGTGTGGTGGCCATTTGTCTCATGCGATTTTGCCATCATAGGAACAATCTCACGAGTGATTTCGTGATGTTAGCCGAAGGTGACGACGGGCTAGTGCCAATCGAGGTACCGAATGTGGAAGAATTAGCCCGTCTGGGCTTTAAGTTCTCATCGGAAACTTCTGGCACACGGCCAGGTGACACGGATTTCTTGAGGAGTCTATGGGAGAAACGGAGATGGTTAAACATCGGAAGAGTTCTCTCAAAGATTTTCTGGGTTAAAGGAAATGGCAAGCTCAAGCGATCTAAGCAGATGTTCCTGCTTAGATCAATGGCTTTGAGCTTACACTACTTGAGCCCTGGCCACCCAGTTTTATGGGCTGTGGTGAAGCTGATAGAGAAGAAAACTCGTGGCTATGTCGCTTTCAAGTCGGCTGCATTGTTTCTTGATGGCTGGAAGGAATGGGATCTTTCTGGCAAGTTCCCTGAAGTGCGTGTCTGTGAGGAGATGCGCGCCCGTGTAGCTGAAGGAGCTGACGGGTTTCCCCCTTTGTGTATCACTGCACAGAAGGTCTTGGAGAGAAGGCTGTTGAGCGGCAACCTCAACACCATCGGCATCCTCCAAGACTATCCTGACTTTGCCGATAACCGAGATGCATCAGATATCACTAGAATCAGCCTTGAGCAAGCTGACATGAGAAGACTGTATGGCATCATCGGTCTGCCTTACCGCGAGGATGACTTGTCAATGTACAAGGAACACGGCGTGGTGAGACAGAACCCAGCCAGGGGTCAATCTGGCACGTCCACACACAAACCTTGAAGTTTGTGGGACAACAACACAATACTCCACCTTGACTGATAGGTGGGGGGGGTTCTCAG